AAATCTTTCATCTGGCCAGCAGAACGCGCGCAATAAGCATCGCCCTTCGATGTGCCAGGCTTAACACGCGGGCCGCCATCCTTGGCGAAACCTGCCTGCCCATAACTCACCTTCCGGCCATCAGCCGTGGTCTTAACCTTTGCTTTGCCTTTGGCTGGCGTGCTTTTCGTTGCCATTGGTCCCTCCAGGGTAAATGGGGCGGCTGTTACACCGCCCCATCCATTCATCAGGCGAGACGGTAGGTGACGAACGTGTTCGCCGCCGTCTTGCGGGTCCGCAGGCGCAGGGCGTTGCCATGCACAAGGCCCGTGGACGAGTGCGCCGATTGGCAGATCATCGTGCCGACAACCGTGTGGTCCGCTCCGGCTGTAACCGTGATCGTATCCGCAGCCGCAGCCGAGAGGTTGATCAGGGTCCAGTCGAAGAACTCATCCACAAGGAACGTGCCAGCCGCATCCAGCAGCGTGCCCGTTGGCAGCGTATAGGCCGCCGTGGCACCCGCAGCATGCGTGCCGGTAACAAGGCCGGTCAGCAGTTCCGCTGCCGTAAGCGTAACCGCTACCGTCTCGGCGCTCGGTGTAACCTGCACGCCGTTGGCAATCCGGCCCTGCTTCACGATGGGGTCAGTGCCCACCTCGTAGAACACAGGCAAACCGCCAGCCGCTTCGATCTGGATCGTTGCGCCGCCGGTATAGGTGCCGAACACCGTCTGGCCGTTGATAACCGTGCCAAGCAGGGTTGTCACGTTCGGGTAGTTCGGGAATGCCGACGTCCGGTAGACGTTGGCAAGGCCCTGTGAATACACAGCGACCTTCTGAGAGGCCGTCAGGGTGACAGAGACGAGCCCGTTCGGGGAAAGGTAATTACTCATGGTCTTGTCTCCTATCAGGTCTGGCTGAACATGATGACGCCGCTCATCATGGGCTGTTTGTTAACAACCCCATAGAGCGTATCAAGGCGATACTTGGTCCGCATCGTGTTGATGTCATACTGTTTCTGCATGACAAGCTCGATGCCCTGGTCGGTCGATGCACGCATCACCGCAGCACCGGCATCATTCGGCACCGCATAACGGCCCGGAAGGATTTCAATGCTGTCCTTGAACCAGAACGGGTTCACGAAATTCGTGACCGTGTTCAGGAACGTGATACCTGCGTTGCTTGCAGCCGAGTTGACCACACAGTTCTGATACTGGATTTCAGCATCCGAACCGCCCTGCGCCGAGATGATCGGCGGGGAGATAACCAGCGTGGTGCCACCAGCCGGAACCGAGATCACCCGGAAGGTCATCGGCTGGCCGGTGTCCTGCTTGGTGATCAGATGCACGCTGTTCACGTTCGCAATCGTGAACGCATCGCCTGCCGCCACGTTCGTGGTGCTGGTGACCGTGATCGTCTGATAACGGTTGTCCACGTTCGACGTTTCACCCGTCGAAGCAACAGCCGTGGCCTTCGGAACCCAGTAATTACCACCAGCGACAAGCGTACTCATCGTGATGCCAGTGCCACCAGCCGCAGCTACCTTGCGGTTAGCATAGTCCAGCTTGTAGGTCTCAAAAGACGCAACCCGGCCAACAGCACCTGCACGCAGGGCCTGATCCGAGACGCTGTTGCCGAACGAACGGGATGAACCCTGAAGGTTGTTCGCCATGCCGTTATAGTCACGGGTAGACAGAGCGAGGTAGCGGTCTTCCATCTGGACGCCGCGCTCGTTCATGATCGCTTCGCACTGCGCCACGTCGTCAAAGCCCGTAGCAGCCGCAGAACGCTTCACAAAAAGCGTGCCCTGGTTTGCTGCCACGTTCATCACGCTGACGTTGATGTCGCTGGCCAGCTTCTGCTTTGCAGCATCGCCAAGACGACCTTCCTGCAAGGCATCACGCAGTTCCGTCGCCGTCAGCACGAACGGCACAGACCGCTGGAAGCCGATGGTCGCAGGGACTGCAAGCTGGGTGTAGTCGTCGAAGTTCGTGGTCATATCCGTGCCAGCATAGCTGGTAGCTATGTAAGGCTGGGGACGCCACATGACGTTATTGGTGCGTTCCATGACCGACTGGTCGGTATTGAACACAGCCACATTGCGGGACAGAACGAGCGCGTCCTGAAAGCCTTCAAGGATGTTTTCGAAGGCAACTCTCTCTTCCTTTGAGAAATTGTTAGCCATTGATTTTACTCACTTTTTTCCTGTTAGGTGCCCCGCTTGCTCTTTAGCTGGTTTTTGTAGGCGATCACTTTCGTGTAGTCGCCCGTCTTTTCAGCGGCTTCGCGGAGCTTGTTGAGTTGGGTTTCCGAGCCAGGCGAAGGGGCTGAGCCTGTAATTCGCGTTTCTGGTGCGGAGGCGGGTTTTCTTGACTGGGTTCTCATCTGCGTCTCCATGCGCGCGACCGCGAAAATAAACTCGACAGGGTCCGAAAGTTTCGCCAGCTCTTGCAGGCGCTTTTCGTCTTTACCAATGGCATACAGCAAAAGTGCCGGGTCTTTTGCATGGGCCAGGACTACACCGCGCTGGGTATCATTCAGCGCATCAAGGACCGTTTCTTCCACATCTGCGAAGTCCTTGATCTTGCCAATGACTTCAGCCTTCCGTGTCGAATAGGCCTCAAACTTGGAATTGAAATACTCCTGGCGCTTGGCCTCGGCGTCTCTCGCTTCCGCTTGCTGCCGGTCGGAAACGAGCTTGCGTTCCTTCCATGCATCCAGCTTGCGTTCAAAAAGGTCAGCATCGTAATCGCAGCTTTCCAGCGTCGGTTTCGGTCCCAGTTGCGGCGTTTGTTCTCGCGGCTGGGCCTGTGCCAGTTGCTGTTCTAAAACACGGATTTTCTTTGCTTGTTCCCGGTTCTGTTTCCGGACGTTCCGCAGCCATTCAGGGGCCTTGGTGTCCTCGTCCTGTTGAGGCGGCGCTTCCTCACCGATTGTGACAATCAGTTCTTCCTCTTCCGTGTCGTCCGGGGCGGCTTTGTTCTCACCCTCGGTCGTCTCGTCTTCGGCCTCGTGGTTATCCGGCGCTACGTCCAGTTCCTCAAGTTGCTGATCTTCAATCACTGCCTTATCCATTGGTACCCCTCTCAGCGTTGTCCGGGCGCTGGTTCCCGTAATTCTTTAAGCACCTTAAGTGCGTCCGATTTGCCCTGACTGTCAATATCAGCCACGATCTTCGCCGTAGCTGCTTCCGTGTTGGCAACCTTCGCGACGTTGAGCGCAGCCTGCGTCTTGGATTTCTCAGCCTCTGCCAGCAACAGGGCGGCATTTGCATCCGGTTCCTGTGCCTGGAGTTCGGCTTCCATCGCCTGCATTTCTTCCTCGTTCGGCTCAACCGCGCCCATCTTCACAAGGCGCGTGCGGAAGAACTTGCGGACATCTTTCAGGCCCTCGCCCTCCATGTTCATCATTGCCATCGAGGTGAGGACGGTAGACATCTCAGGGTCATTCTGGGCAAACTGAAGCATCCCAACCAGTGACCGCACAGTCCCGGCGCGCTTGCTTTCAGAAGATGGCCCAACAGTTACCGCAACGTCAAACTTGGCCCGCTCAAGGTCATTCGCGTAAACCGTGGCGCTGGTTTCCTCGTCAATGGTCGGCGTGTTCAGCACGATCCCGGCTATGTCATTGTTCTCGGCGACGGTCTTCATTTTCCGGCCACGCTCAACATAGACATCCCTCGCCATGCCCAGCCAGATTTCCCCGCAACGCTTCACGGCCTTGGCCATATTGCTCATGTAAATGAAATTATTCTGGTCAACGCGGGTCTGGATCAGTTCAATGGCCACCCCTGAAATGTTGGGCGTCATCTGCTCGGCAGCGTCCTGCATCCCCATCAGGTCAGCTACGTCCTGCTCGGTGATCTGGAGCAATGCTGCGAGGGGCTGGGGAATGTCAGGCGGCTCAGAATACCCGATTGGCCCCATCGGCTGCTCATTGCCCTGGCCATCAGTGACCGGGTTCAGCAACAGGTAGCGATAGTTCTCAACGTTATCGTTTCCCCAGACGTTCTCGTGACCGGCGATCTGTTCCGGGGTCATGATCGGCTTGCGGGCAGCAGAATAGGCACTGATCTCGGCCAGCTTGCTAAGTTGCATGTTCTTCAGGCGCTGGCTGTCTTTCGCCAGACGCACCGCGCCCATGAACCGTTCCTTGTTATCCACGAACCACCGTTTCCCATAGACCGGCACGATGGGGATGTTATTGCCTGCGATGTATCCGCTGTCTTCCAGCACGCCGCCGCCGCTGAGTATCCACTTATGGACTTTGCGGCGCTTGATGCTCTTTTCCCGCACCAGCGTCATGCCGGTCGCGGCTATCATCAGCGCGGTTTCCTCGTCTTCCAGATCGTCGCGGGTGTATTCCTCCTCGTTGCCCAGCACGTCGGCGTAAACGTAAATCTTCTCTTTCCGCTTCTCGACTACGTAGTATTCCGCAACGTAAATGGCGTCTTCGGTTGACCAGTCGAATTGCGTCATCTGCACCGATTTAGGCCAGGTTGACGGATCGTCATTGTATTCAGCCTCGTAAGCTTCCGGGGTCATTGCGGTCAGGACGAACGCAAACATGGCGTCAGACTTGTCCTGGCGCTTGCTGTTCAGGTCGAAAAACACCGTGCTGTCAGCGTCGAAGATCGGCTCAAAGCGGATGCGTTGATAGTCCTCTTCTTCCTCATCCTCGGCGTATTCATCCTCTAGCTCAGTGCGAAGTCTCCACGCCCCGAACCCGCCACCGACCGCTTCCTCGAAAGCATTGTCCATTGCCTCTTCGGCATGGCTGTCGATCTCATCGGCCCGGTATAGCCCGTTGCAGGTCTCAGCCAACTCATCCGCTTCGGTGCCGTCCTTCGGGATATACTCAACGCTGATACGGTTGTTCCGATACTCGTTGATGATCCGCATCACGCCGCGATGCACTTTATTGACTTCGATCCGGGGTTTGTTGCCCCAGTCGCGGAACATCGAGCCTTCCCACTGGGCGCCTGCAATGCTGTAGAACCGGCGATCCTCAAGGGAACACAGGCGCTCATCCCGCAAGGTGCTTTCAATTTGGTAGAAACGCTGAAGCGCCTCGTTATGGACGCCTGCCCAGATTTCGTCTTTGGTCTTGGCCATTCAGGCGCCTTTCGCTTTTAAATTGCGGGCCAAAATGTCTGACCCCCGCATTTCCGTATCTTCCGGTTGCATCAGCGCCTCGCCATCGGCATCGCAACAGCCGGGGGAACGGCCTTGATCCGGCTCTTATCCTCACGAACCATCGACGGAAACAGCACAGACAACCCCCATACGAGCGCGTCCACCCTGTCCGGTGATCCGTCGCCTTCAAATCCGAAGGTAGTCATCTGCGTCATCTGGGTCTCAAGGTCAATAAACGCCCCTACGTGGTGGATACGGCCCTGTTCATAGAGCGCGGCGATAGGCTCAGCCCTTACGTGTTTGCCCCGTGTAGCACGAACCTCGACGATCTTCACCCCTGCCCTGACGCTGCGGATGGTCTGGGCTACCATGTCACCGCCCTGGTTGACTTCCACGGCTATGCCATCAGCTTGCCAGCGGTCATGGACACTCAGGGCGCGCTTTGCCCAGTCCAGCGGGCTTCCTTTCAACGATGCGTCTTCCAGCACATAGCCGTCCTTACCATCAACGGACTGACCCACGACGATAATGCCATGTTCGTCTGATTGCTCTGTGTTGCTGATGGCAGGGTCTACAGCAACATAGATACGGCGCATCGTTGCCGGGTGTTCCTTGATCCTGGCTGTGTCGATGTTTGCCAGCGTCCACAGGGCATTCGGGATGTCGCCGAGTATCTCGCCTTCAAGTTCCTGACGGCCCAGCCTTGTGCCGCCGTAGCGGTTTTCGATCTTCTCAAGGAACGTCTGTGCCAGGTTGTTCCGGTTATCCATCGTGCGGCCACGGGTAATGACCGCTTTGCCTTCCTTGCCTGCGACGATAGCTTTCACAAGCTCGATGGGCCTCGGTGTCGTGGTCACAAGCACTTGCGGATGATCGCCCAGACGCAGGCCGAACTGCAACTGGTCCCATGTCTCACGGGCATAGCGCCACTTGGCTAGCTCGTCACACCAGCCAGCGGAGAACTGTGGGCCTCGTAGCTGATCGGGTTCCGTGGCATTGAACAGTGTCGCTGTTGATCCGTTGGGCCATGTCAGGCGGCGCTTTGAT